TAGGTTAGAGCAACTGACTCATAATCAGTAGGTACCTGGTTCGATCCCAGGAGGGCGCACAATTGTGGATGTGTTCTTTGACATAATAATAAGGAGAAAATAAATATGGAAACAATGTATTTCGTTTTAGGTATGCTCTCGATTGTTGGAGATGCTTTTGTAGCTACAACTGTTTGGGGTGTAGTTAAGATTAACAAATTGATGAAAACAATCCGAAACCAAGAAGAATGGATTGTAAACAACGATCGTCTTATGCATGAGAATTTTAATAATATGCATAAAGATATAGCACGTGATTTTGATAGTATACATCGTCGTATTTCAATTATCACTGAAGAGTTAAATCGTGATATAAATAAGAAAACTGAAGATTTACATCGTGATATAAACGAGGAAATTAAGAATGTTACATCTTATATAGATTCACGTATAGATAAAGCATTAGGTTTAACCGGTGCAAAACAAGTAATTAAAGGATAAATTTAAACCCGTCAATAGCACATCCACAATTTTTTATTATAGCGGCCTAAAGCCGCTATTCTCCTGTTTAACATATATTTATATATATGAGTATTGATGATATTTTTAACTTATTTAAGTCCCCTGAAGAGGAAATTGAGACTACTACTCAAGTAGATATGTCTAATCATCCTATTGTTTGGATGGGAATGTTTAAAAAGTTAATTATAAACTATAAAGTATTTAGTAAACAGATGATAGAGTTTTTTGAATCATCTGACCCTAAATTAGATATTAATGATATTAAATTAGCTGGTGGTATGATGGTATTTACTAGAGCTATGGATCATATTTCTAGAATAGACACTACTAACCAAATGCATAGAGATTGTCTCATATTATATTCAGATGAACAATTTTTAAAAGCATTATCATCAGCACTTTCTCATTTTGAAGATTTAGAAGAATATGAAAACTGTGCTCTTCTTAAAAAAATACAAGACATAGCAAACCCCTCTTAAAAATAGCTTGGCCTCGTAAATCCTAATTCGTATTATATAGATACGGGTTTTAGGAAACATCTAAAACGTAGGAAATAAAGAACGTGGAATGTGACCACGGGTATATAAACAAATAATAAACGTATGAAAAATAAAAACAACGTATTACATCAATTAGACAAGATAGATAACCTTGCTAACCAATTAAGTTTTATTGTTAAACAACAACAACCTTTAGAAACATATATAGAAGGTATTGAAAAATTAAAAGAAATAGTTGAGCAAACTCGCTTATTTGTTGAATCTGAACAAACAGTATATAATTAATATGAATTTAACAGCAGAACAAATCCAAAATAACTGGATTGATTTAGAAGAAACAATTAAATCATACATCAGTGAACCACGTCGTTCACAGTTATTAGATTTTTATTCTAAATACTCAGAACGTCTTATGTTAATGCCTGCGGCTCATAAGAAAGAGTATCATAATGCTTTCCCAGGTGGTTATGTAGATCACGTATTACGAGTTATTGATTGTGCTCTTAAAGTAAATGATGTTTGGGTTGAAATGGGAGTAGACGCTTCTACTTATACTAAAGAAGAATTAGTATTCGCGGCCCTAAATCATGACTTAGGTAAGATGGGTGATGAACATCATGAAGCATATATCCCTCAGGATGATCAATGGCGTAAAGATAAATTAGGTGAAGATTACAAATTTAACGATCGCTTAGAATTTATGTCAGTACCAGATCGTAGTTTACATTTATTATTATCTCATGGTATTCAAGTATCTAAAAACGAATGGTTAGCAATTAAATTACATGATGGTTTATATGATGATGCTAACAAACCATATTTAATGTCTTGGTCACCAGAAACTAAACCTCGTACTTCATTGATTTATATTATTCATCAAGCTGATTTAATGGCTGCTCGTATTGAGTTTGAACGTGAATGGAATCCAAAATTAAAAGGTGAAGTTAAGAAAGTAAATAATTTTGCTGTTACTAAAGCACCTAAACAAACAATTAAGACTAAAACATTAAGTAATGTTAAGTCTCAAGGTTTAATGAATATGTTAGATAGTATATGATGATATTAGTAACTATATTAGGAATATTGGTCGTGGCTTTTGGGTTCACGACCTTTAATCTTCTTAAGAAGAATGAAAAACAAGAGGATATATTAGCAGGATACATGGAATACTTAAATAAAATATCAGGCCTAATCGAATTCTCAGATAAAAAACTTAAAGAAGTAGATCGTAAAGGTTCATTTGAGTCTGATGATGAAGTAGGATTTTTCTTCCAAGAAATAAAGCAAATTCAAGAAACATTGAATGCTTTTAAAATTAAAAATTTATGATCGAAATACAAGAGGCTAAAAAAAGAAAACCTAAAGGTGTTCAATATTTTACCCAAGATACAGAAAACGCTATTAATGAATATAATAGTACTACTGACTTTGAATTAAAAGATAAAATATATCGTGAACGTATTCATTATGCTTTCTTTAAATTAACAGAGAATATTATCCATACTTTTAAATTTTACTATACAGAAGTAGACAATATCCAAGATTTACAACATGAAGTAATAACATTTTTACTCTCTAAAATACATTTATTCAACCCAGCTAAGGGAGCAAAAGCGTTCTCATATTTTGGTACTATTGCTAAACGTTACTTAATTATTACCAACACTAAGAATTATAAAAAACGAGTAGATAAAGCACCTATTGAGGAAATTGAGTCAAATGAAGATTTTTCTTATAGAATAGATGAAGGTTCATCTCAAGATAGATTATCTAATTTTTTAGATGAGTATGTAACATATTGTACATCTAATATTTATACTTTATTTCCTAAAGAAGCAGATGCTCAAATAGCAGATGCTGTTCTTGAATTATTCCGTAAGAGAGAGCATATAGACATCTTTAATAAAAAAGCACTATATATATACATTCGTGAGATTATTGACGCTAAAACCCCTAAAATCACTAAGATAGCCGACAGATTATATAATATATTTAAACAACATTATTATTTTTATCTAGAAAACGGATACACAAATTTCTAATGTTCATATTTATAAATAAAATATTATGAATGGACTAGACAATGTTGTATTTGGTAAAAAGAAATTTTCTGATATATTAGAGGAAATTTATACCAACCAACAAAAGAAAGACAAACAAATATCTATCTTAATATCAGAACTTAAACCACTTGTCCAAGAGATAGGTGATGCTACCCTCATTGTTCCTTTAATTAAAGAATACTTAGAAATAAGCGTTAAAAATGATGAACAATTAATTAAGATGGCTACTATTATCCAACGTATTATGAATAACAATACTGGTCCAAATGATGGTGGGTTTGGTATATCTGAAGAAGAAAAACAACAATTATTAGCTGAATTAGATAAATTTAAGACTGAGGAATAATGGCTACTACAAGGTATGGGTTTGGAGCTGCTGTTAATAATACTGCTCCTAAATACTCTAGAAATTCATCTACATCCACTCACACTATACTTTCTAGTAGGGTAAGAGACATTATATTAGATGACTCTCACCCAAAATTTAAACAATATGGTGAATGGAATGGTATAGGTACTATATTTATTGAACCTGCTAAAAATCCAATATTCTCAGAAAATCTTAATTTAATACCTGCATTCCCAGCATTTCCTAATATAAAACATTACCCATTAATTAATGAGTTAGTCCCAATATTGTATTTATCAAATAGTAATATTACAGATGATGCCTCATCAACCTCAGCTTATTATTTACCACCTATAAATGTATGGAATAGTCAAATACATAATGCTATTCCATCATCAGATGTTCTTCCTGATACTCAACAAAAAGACTACCAACAAACTGAGTTAGGCTCAGTACGACGAGTAACAGATCAATCTACTGAGATAAATTTAGGAAAAACATTTAATGAAAGTAATGTAATTGATATTCACCCTTTATTACCATATGAAGGAGATATAATATATGAAGGAAGATTTGGTAATTCTATTAGATTAGGATCAACTGTTAATAACTCAACTATACCTAATCCTTGGTCTAAAAATGGAGTTAATGGTTCTCCTATATTTATACTTCGTAATGGTCAAAAATATGTAGATGATAATTCTTGGGTTCCAATATTAGAAGACATTAATAGTGACTCTTCATCTATATACCTTACTTCTACTCAACAACTTCCTATATTCCCATCTAGTGATATCCAAGACTCATTTGCTAAATCTACTTTACCAGAGTCTGTATCACAATATAATAAAAACCAAATAGTACTAAACTCAGGTAGATTAGTATTTAATGCTAAAGATGATTCTATAATATTAGGAGCTAAACAATCAATTCACTTAAGTACAGGTGATACTATAGGAATAGATGGAGGTAATCAAATAACATTGTCTGCCCCTAAAGTATATTTAGGTTCATCACAAGGAGCAGAAGGTACTCAAATTCAGTCTGTAGTATTAGGAGATAGATTAAATTTACTATTAGGAGATATAGCTATATTTTTAGGTACTTTAAGTATAGCAGCCGCAGGAGCTATTGATCCTTCTATAAAAGCTATATCAGCTGATGCTTTTACATTAAGTAATCAAATATTAAATGAGGTTAATGGAAAAAATTTACTTTCTAAAAAAGTTAAGACAGCGTAATGGATGAGATAAAATATGAAATAAGAGGTGTAATTGTTGATAATTATGGAGACATTATTGAAGGAGTAACTGTCATTATTAAATATCAAAATAATGAAAATAGTACTACAAGCTCCAACTCAGGTCAATTCATATTCACCTCTACTACTACCCCATTTATAAAAGATGTAGATAATTCATTAATAACTCTAACATTTACTAAAGATAAATTTAAATCTTTAACTATAACTCTCCCACCCCCTACACAAACTCCTACACCTATACTTCCTAAAGATCCAACAACAACAGATCCTATTAGATTAACTGTTCTTGATGAAGTATATTATGTTTATAAAGTAGGTGATACTGAATTTAAAAGTACAAATGTAAGTACAGCTAAAAAGAAAGCTTATAATTATTATCTTAATCTAAGAGAAAACCAATATAAACAAATAACAGAGTTCTCAGGTGGGGATGAAATACAATTAGAGGAAGATATAACAAACACTGAGGCACCTAAAACAATAATCTCGGGTAAAGTTTTAGATGAAACTGGTAACCCATTACCAGGTGCTACTGTTAACATTATATCATCTCCAGCTAAACCTACTACTTCAGATATTGCTAGTTTAGTTTCAAATGTAACAACTCCTGATATTAGTAATGTAGTGAGTAATCCTCCTCAATTACCTGAAAAAACAACTCCTATAAATGAAACAATAACAACTAAAGAAGACGGAACATGGGAGTATACAGTACCAACTACAGATGTTAATCCTAAAGAATTATCTATTACTTTTTCAAAAGATGAAAGAGAATTAAAAACTATATCTAACCCTCAACAAACTTCTTATGTGCCTGAGACAAAAGCCAGTACTATTGAGATCCCAAGAATAACATTAACTATTCCACCAGATATATCATATACTGAGTCTAAAAAAGTTGAACAAGAAATAAAAGCTGAGGAAAATAAAACATTAAAAGAACAGATAGATAGTGAAACTCCACCTCAAGATAAGTTAGTTAATAGTATTAATCTAAAAAAAGAGGACATAAAACGATTATTAATACCATTTGTTATAAGTCTACTTATACCTTTTGGGGCGGCTGCAGTTCAAGCTATTGTATCAAAACTTCCTATTGATCAAATCAAAAGTTTAATTAAATGTCCATCAGCTGCATTTATTACTAACTTAATAGATAAAAGAAATAAATTAGTAAGACAAATTAATAATATATATAGTACTGTCAAATTACTAACATCAATATTAACTGGTACAACAATAGTAATCTCAGCTATACAAGTAGGTATTAACGCTATAGGACTAATTCCTTCCCCACCCGGAGCCCCAGGAGGAGCTGTAGTTGCAGCAGGTAAATTAGCTAAAGCTTTAGAAAAAGCTCAAATAGCAGTTAGTGTTTTAACTTTATCTTTAGCTTCTTTTGGTGTAATTTTAGGAACAATATTAAATTTATTAAATAGTTTAGATATAATATTACAATATTGTGCTCAAGATAATAATATGAATTTTGAACAAATAAATGATGAGATAAATGCCTTAGCAAATCCTACAGTTGTAGCTACACAAAATGATAATACTAATATTTATAAAGGATTTACTTTAACAGTTAAGATAGATCAAACAAACGAAAGTCAATATATTAAACGATATGCTGTGGCTACTAATGTACAAGGAGTAGATGTATTAAAAACTGATTCATCATTTGCCTCGGACCCAGCAGTATTAATATCTCAATTAAAATTCATAATAGATTCAAACCCTAATATAACAGCTGAATAATCAAATATTTATAATCATATGAAAATCGATAGTTTAAAAAAATTAATTAAAGAAGCAGTACGTGAAGCAATTCAAGAAGAAATTAAAGATATTCTCCTTGAAGCTGTTAAATCACCTAAAACAATAGTATCAGAAGCATACACTCCTGCTTCATCCCAACCAGTAGTATTCCAAACATCTGGAACTACTGTAAACCATGATCTTAGACGTAATCTAAGAGGTATGATTGGAGGTGAATTTGATGCCACTATTACTGCTAATTCATCACATGCTCAACCTACTTATACTCCACCACCTGTTAATACAGCTGGTGAAGGATCAAGCCTACCTGGAGGTGAAGTAAGTCTAGACCAAATAATGGGAATAATGAACGCTAAATAATGGCTATAAGAATACCCAATCAAAATCCCTTAAATATAAATCAGCGAGTAGCTGTAGGGGTATCGGTTCCTTTTAATAGCCCATCAGTATTTACATCAACTTACACTACAGTTGATCAAATTAAATCAAATATAATTAATTATATTTTAACTAATACTGGTGAAAGAGTATTAAACCCAACATTTGGGGCTAATTTAAGAGCACAATTATTTGGACAAATAACTCCTGATTTATTAAGTGCTTTAGAAATGAAATTAACTAATGATATGAAAAAATATTTTCCAACGGTTAGGATTGATAAATTATCTCTTTCTCCTATATATGAGGAAAATTCTATACATTTAATTTTAACATATTCAATTTTAAATAACGCTACTGAAACTATTCAAATACAATTATAATGGCTGCTGAAAATAGAGACATAAAATATGTAAATAAAGATTTTAATGAGTTAAGAACAGCTCTTATAGAATACTCTAAAACATACTTTCCTTCAACATATAATGATTTTACTCAAACATCCCCTGGAATGCTATTCATGGAGATGTCAGCTTATGTTGGTGATGTGATGTCTTTTTATCTTGATAATCAAATTCAAGAAAACTTTATTCAATATGCTCGACAACAAGATAATTTATATACTTTAGCGTATATGCTTGGTTATAGACCTAAAGTAACAGGAACAGCGACCACTTCAATAGATTTTTATCAACAAGTTCCATCATTATTATCTGGAAGCACATACACCCCAGATTATAATTATGCTTTATATATAGCTGAAAATACAACAGTTCAATCTAATTTAATAGGTACTTCTAATTTTTTAGTTCAAGATGCTATTGATTTTGCGTTTTCAAGTTCTAATGACCCAACAACAGTAACTATATATAGTCTTGATAATATTAGTAATACTCCTACTTTTTACTTACTTAAAAAATCTCGTCAAGCTATATCTGCTAATATTAAAACCAAAACCTTTTCATTTGGTTCCCCAACTCAATACCCAACAGTTGAGATAGAAGACTCAAGTATAGTTCAAATATTAGATATAACTGATAGTGATGGTAATACTTGGTATGAAGTACCATATTTGGCTCAAGAAATGATTTTTGATACTATTAAAAATAGTAACCCAAATAACCCAAATACCTCAGGAGATGCTGGTGATACACCATATTTACTTCAATTAAAAAAAGAACCTAGAAGATTTGTATCAAGATTTACTACTCCCACAACCCTTCAAATACAGTTTGGTGCTGGTACTAATACTTCAAATAATGAAGAAGAAATTATACCTAACACCGATAATATAGGTTTAGGTTTACCTTATAAAAGATCATTATTAACCACAGCTTTTTCTCCTTCGAACTTCTTATATACTGATACTTATGGTATATCTCCTAGTAATACTACTTTAACAGTAAGATATTTAACTGGAGGAGGAGTAACATCTAATATACCTGCTAATGTAATATCTAGTATATCTAATAAAGGGAATATTAAGTTTCAAACTAATAATTTAGATAGTGTATTATCACAAACTATATTCAACTCAATAGCTGTTAATAACCCAATAGGAGCCTCAGGAGGACAAGATGGAGATACACTTGATGAAATTAGATTAAATTCTTTAGCAACTTTTTCTACTCAATTAAGAAGTGTAACCCAAGATGACTATCTAATTAGAGCTTTAAGTTTACCATCAGAGTATGGTACTATAGCTAAAGCATATATAGAATCAGAAAAAATACAAAATATAATGCCTGGTGAAACACCATCAGTCTTAAATTTATATGTATTAGCTTTTGATAATAATAAAAAATTAAAAATAGCATCACCAGCTTTAAAACAGAATTTATCAACATATTTGTCTCAATATAGAGTAGTAAATGATTCTATTAAAATTAAAGACGCATTTATAATTAATATAGGTGTAGAGTTTGATGTAATTATATTACCTGAGTATAATAATAATGAAATTATATTTAATTGTATACAAGCTTTAAAAGATTACTTTATTATTAATAAGTGGCAAATAAATGAACCTATTATTCTAAAAGATTTATATATTATCTTAGATAAAATAACAGGTGTACAAACAGTTAAAAATATAAGTGTTGTAAATAAAGCCGGAGCAAATTTAGGCTATTCACCATATGCTTACGACATACCAGGAGCTACTCAAAATAACACTATTTATCCATCAATAGATCCAATGATATTTGAAGTAAAATACCCTGATACTGATATTAAAGGTCGTGTTGTATCTTTTTAATATTTTATATTTATAACAAATGGCTATATACAAATTATTCCCTTCACAAGACGCTACAATATACTCTAAATATCCTAATAAAAATACAGGATTAGATGAGATATTATCTGTAAGTATTGAAGATTCTCAAGATAGTGGTAATACCCAAGCTACTAGAACTTTAATACAATTTTCATCTACTGAAATATCAGATGTTATCACTAATAAAGTTAGTGGTTCTATATGGAGTGCTTCTTTAAAAGGATTTATAGCTGAGGTTAACGGTTTAAATTCAAATACTACTTTAGAAGTATATGCTGTAACTGGTTCTTGGAATATGGGCACAGGAAAATACTCTTACAACCCAGAATACACTAATGGAGTAAGTTGGTATAGTAGATTATCTTCTGGTAGTGGTAATTGGAGAACAACGGGATTTCCCACAGGAGTGACAGGATCATATGGTTCCGTGAGTGGTGGAGGTAATTGGTATACTTCATCTTATACGCAGTCATTTTCATACTATGATGATAAAGATATAAACATAAATGTTACACCTATAGTTAGAAGTTGGTACTCAGGTTCTATAGCTAATAATGGATTTATTATTAAACAAGCTGTTGAATTTATAGATAATCTTTTATATAATATTAATATAAATTATTTTTCAAGAGATACTCATACTATATATCCTCCTCAATTAGAGATAAAATGGAGAGACTATTCATTTAGTACTGGTTCATTAACAGAATTAAATATACTACCTGCTACAATATCTGTAGATAATAATCCTGGAACTTTTTATCCTAATAGTATAAATGAATTTAGAGTAAACAGTAGACCTGAGTACCCAGCTAGGACATTTGCTACTGCTTCTTATTTTACTCAAAATTACTATTTACCCACATCTTCATATTATGCTATTAAAGACTTAGATACTAATGAGTATGTTGTTGATTTTGATGATCAATTTACTCAATTAAGCGTGGATGCTAGCGGGAGTTATTTTACATTATATATGAATGGATTAGAACCTGAAAGATATTATAGTGTATTAATTAAAACTATTATTAATGGTAATACTTTAGTATTTGATGACAACTACTATTTTAAAGTAATAAATGGCTAACTATAATTTAAATAAAAGTGTTTATGATAGAGAAGCTTATAAAAAGACTATTGACACGTCTTTTTCACAAATGGCTCCTCCACCACCTCTACAAAATACAATTAGTGTAGAGGAATTTTTTAGTTATTATAACACTATATTTTATGATATTCCTTCAAATGGTAATACTAATTCACATGAGTATTTAGTTAAAACTAGTGGAGAATATATTAATGCCTCAAATGTAAATGAAGATATCCAATTATTATTAGATGAAATAACTTTACTAAGACAAGAATTATTATTAGCTAATCAACAAGTGTTACAATTACAAATTTCATCATCAATGATATAATATGGCAGTTACAATAAATAATATTGACCCAAATACATTAGAGATTCAAAATTATCTTCCTCAGGATACTAATTTAATCCCTTCAAATATTATATCATCTCAATTTAATCCTTCATTAAATTATATTGAGTACACTATAGCCTCATCAAATCAATTATTTCAAGTAACTGATCAAATCTTTACAGACTATAGTATAATTAATGATACATCTCCTCAAGGTACACAAGTAATATATAATATTGATATTAATCCTGAAGAAAATTTAAGATCTAGAGGATTTACAAACGGTGAGTATAATGTTATTTATAATTTCTTAAATAATGAAATAAACTCTTCAGTCAATACTAGACCATATTATATTAAAGATATATCATCAGATAGAACTGAAGTTAAATTAGCATCTAATACTATATCAAACTCTGAATTAGAAGTATTAATTAACGATTTTAGAATTAAACTTAACTCAGATCTAGTATATTTTCAAGATTTTTACTTAAATTTTGGAAGTAATAATTTAATTATAGCTAATAACATATTATTAGACACTACTAATCCTCAATATGAAGTTTTAATTAATTTATATGAACCACTTCCATTACAATACCAATTAAAAGATACATTATGGGTTGTAACTCAAGTAGCTGATCCTTTAGCTTTTAATATCCAATTCCAACCTGAGGTAATTATCCCACAGATAATAAATCCTACTATTAAAGGTCCTAATTTTAATTTACCTATAAAAGATAGAGTTAATAATTCATCGAATTATATAAATTACGAAGAGTTACTAAACACAGGGTTAGCTTCATCTCAACAACAGATATTATCATATTTAAATGATAAAAGTATAAATATAGGTGTTGATTACACTGATTTTTCTAATTTTGCTCATTTTTCTTCTACTGAAACAAGACTTAATAATTTCTATTATAAGATTCAACAAATAGAACAATATAGTAGTAGCATAGCCTTAATATCTTCTTCATTATCATCCTCAGTATCTGAAAGTGTATCCATACTCCAGTATAAAATAGATAATTTAATTAAAAACTTTGATGGGTATGAATATTATATGTATTATGAATCAAGTTCATATACTTGGCCTAAATCTAATAATACATTACCTTATACTTTATACTCATCAACTAGTACTCAAGTTTTAAATTGGTTAGGAAGTTCGGATGTAACATCAGCTTACTATGGAGGAAGACTATTAAGTGCTTCTATATATGATGGAGATAACCAAGATTATTTAACCAATACCATCCCAGATTACTTAAAAGATGATCCCCAGAATCAACCATATAAATTATTTGTTGATATGGTTGGTCAATATTATGATAATATTTGGGTATATTATAAAGATGTATCTAACCGTTATAATGGTGATAATAGATTAGATTTTGGTATATCTAAAGATTTAGTAGCTGAAGCATTAAAATCGTTTGGTGTTAAAATATATCAAAATAATTTCTCAACAAATGATTTATATAACGCGTTTACCGGATTTAACTCAGGAAGTACTGGAAGAAATTTATACCCAACAGGATCTGAATTAATAACAAATTATATTACTTCATCTTATGCTGCTTCTATAATACCACTAGATGATATAAATAAAGAAGTATATAAGCGTTTATACCATAATTTACCATATTTACTTAAAACTAAAGGTACTATACCTGGTTTACGAGCATTAATAAATTGTTTTGGTGTACCTGATACTATTTTAAGAATTAGCGAGTTTGGAGGTAGAGACAAAGACACTTCTACTTATGATTATTTTGATCAACAATTCAATTACGCTGCTATTGCTAGTGCTTCTACTAATATAACTACTCCTTGGATCCCTAACTCAGCATGGAGTTCTAGTATAAACTTCAATAAAGCCTCATCAGTGCAATTTAGGTTTAAAACTAGTAATTTTGATACAGGCTCAAATTACCAATTATGGGGTCTAAGCACAGCAACCACACAATTTGAACCTTCCTCTTCATTAGTTCTTAAGTATAGTGGATCTGGTTTAACCACAGGCTCATATAGTGGCTCAGTAGTAAATCCTTATTACCAACATGCTTATTTAACTTTTTATCCTAAAACAAACGATCTTACAAATACAGCTAGTATATATTTACCATTTTTTGATCATGGTTGGTGGTCAATCATGATTAATAAATTTCAAGATACTTATACATTATATGCTGGTAATAAACTTTATTATGATGGATATGATGGTAATCAAATAGGATATTTAGCTTCTTCATCTATCACATTAGCTAATACTTTTTGGACTGCTAGCCAAGCATCAATATTCCTTTCATCATCTGTCAACATAGGAGGAACTACATATAATAGGTTTACAGGTTCATTTCAAGAAATAAGATATTGGGTTAAAACAGGAAGTGTAGACTCATTCAAAGATTATGTGATGAATCCTCAATCTATAGATTATTCTGGAGAGGTTTTATACGATGATTATTTATTCTTTAGATTACCTTTAGGAGGAGATTTATACACTGGGTCAGCATCTGTTCATCCTAGAGCAACTGGATCTTGGGCTACAACTTCCTCATTCGCCGCCCCAGTAAATGCTGCATTAACTAATATTACTTTCACTCCTAATGTAGAATCTCGATTCCTAAACTCTCCTATCATAGGTTTAAGAGGCAGAGTAACAGACAAAATACAAATTGTATCTTCTAGTTTACCCACAGGAAGTGTTATATCACCTTATATTTCTATAGAACAAAATTACCCCGCCTCAGGGAGTGAATCACCTGATATTAATTTATTAGAAATAGCTTTTTCACCTCAAAATGAAATTAATGATGATATTATAGATTCATTAGGATATTTTAATATAGGTGAATATATTGGTGACCCAAGACAAGTATCATCATCAGCCACTTCATACCCAGACTTAAATGCTTTAAGTATTAATTTCTTTCAAAAATATTTTGACACATATGATTTAACTGATTATATAAGATTAATCAAATATTTTGATAATTCATTATTTAAGATGATTCAAGATTTTGTTCCTGCAAGAACAAGTCTATCATCAGGTATAGTTATCAAACAACATATTTTAGAAAGAAATAAATATCCTCAACCACAAATTGAATGGGAAGAATTAGATTATAGTGGCTCTATAGACACTGCTTTTATAAGTGGTAGCACAGGAGGAACATTTAATCAATATAATACTACTACATTCTCTCAAAATTGGATACAAACATATGATGGACCAACAGGTGTATCTTATATATCCCATTCATCACAAGATGAATTTTATAATGGTGAATTACCTGGTACTGAGTTTATAGTAACTAATGGTGAATTAAATCCAAATAATGAATTTAAATTTCCTTCAACTACTCAAAATTTATATACACCTACATTATATTTAAGTAATATAACACCTTTAGAAGATTTTTTAAATATTAATACTTCACCAAACCAAGGTGAGATATATTTATGGTTTGACACAGGAAGTATAACTAGTCCAACAGGACCTGGAGTCCCAACTGGTGGTGGTGGTAACCAAAATATATATTAAGTTAAATAAAATTATATGCCAACATACGGTACAACCTTTAATGAAGGTGTTAAATATTTAAAAATTAATAAATTTGATACTAACGGTACAGACAAATCTGATTACTTAGCTCAGATGTCTTCTATTCGTATTAATTATGGAGATATAGGTACATTACAATATAATGTTGCTACAACACAAGTTCAAAATGATTATTTTGTATTTGGTTTATCAAATCCTCAACCCCGATCATCCTCACTAGGAGATATAAATGACTATGGATTTAAAGCAACAACATCAACAATAAGTTCAGTTATAAATACTTTTTATTATACTGCTTCTAACTTTACTATTAATAGTGGAAACTCTCTAAATAATTTAAATTCTTCATCCGGAGTATATGGATTAACACAAACTCCTAATACTCAAATCCAATTTGTATTTACAGCTTCTATTGCCCCTACTACTCCTAAAACATTAGCTTTTGCTCTTATTGATAATAATTTTACTGATGGTGAATCTCCATATATAGCTAGTACATCCTTTACAGTCCCCGCAGGTCCGGGTGCTGATGTAATTAGATCAGGTAGTATAATATTAGACTCAAATTCAATCCCCTCAGTACCATTTGTTGAAGGGGCATTAAATTTAGGAATTGGATTTTTTCTATCAGCAGGAACTGGTTTTATAGTAGCAAATTTAACTGTAACTGCTTCTAATGTAACCCCAGCATTTAATGGTTCTTCATCATTAATAGATTTTGATCCAGACCAAATTAATTTTGATTATAATGATTACAATCCATTATTAGATAATGCTGAAATACCACAATATTCTACCTCATGGATGGATGTAGATTATTCTCAAAATCCCTTGACTCCAGTTAATTTTATTCTTATCATATCAGGAACAGCGGATAGAGCTTTTGTTCAAGATTCAAATTATAGTTCAAAAGCTTGGTCTAATTTAAGATACAATGGTAGTAGAACAAATTCATTTAGAAACATATGAGTGATCAAAATTATTTTTTAAATAACAATATAGTTGGAGATTTTAATGATTCTACTTTAGATAGTAGTGGATATGGTTCATTATCAGCAGCTGAAAAAAATCAAACATATTTTGCTTATTTCGATGCTGTAGGAAACACTACCCCAGAAATCATAGACCAAACAGCTTATTTTATAAAATATTTAATTGACGCTCAAGGTAATGTTGTTGCTCCTCAACCTAACTCTATTGATTTAATTAATACATTACAAAATTTTGAACGTGGAAAGATAGTAAATGTTGCTAGTTTAGAGGGCACAACATTATTTTCATCATTATTAGGAGACAAAACTATAACAGATTTTGGTAGAATTGAACCTATATTAATATCACAAACTGGATCTGGTATACGAGACAGAATTTCAAAATTATATTTTGTAAACAATGGGGCTAATTACGCGTATGATGATTATGATTTTAGATTTTATACTAAAAAACCAAATTCTGGAGGAAGCCAAGATATTACCACAGGTGGTGTAGCTGTAACCTTTATCACAGAGACATTTGATCCTAATGGACTATATAATACTTCTAGTAACTGGTACACATTTTCATCAGGAACCGCTGATCATAACAACCCAGTATCATTCAGAACTCAAATATATGCTTGGCCACAATATGGATATGATCCTGATACATTTGCCCCAGACATAAACCAACCTCTACCAACTGAAATTACAGTTTATATAAAATCATCTTCAATCGGTACTACTTCCTTCCCATACGTTTTAACTCAAAAAACTTATACAATTACTCAACCTACTAAAATAAAAATCCAATCAGAATATACTAATTTTAGTAGTGGGTCTAAAGTGCAAGTACAAGCCGCTTCAAACCCACCTTATCCTCTAGGCGGAAACTATGCTGGTCCATTTATAGAAGTAGGATCAGATTCATACTTCACATGTATCCCAGCGTATATCAATGCATTTTCTTCATCTTTATCTTATTATTGGACAACAGGTAGTAGTTCTACTAATTACTTAACAGCATCAGTTGAATTAGGTAATGCTTACTCATTTGGGTTAAGACAATTAAATCCTTCATCTTCTCTTGGGTTTAGTACTATAGCTTTACCATTTAATGTAAAACCTGGAGATTATATAAGATTTGAATATAATCCTGATAAAACATTTATTGTTTATGAAATTATCACTGATGGAGAGTATAATTTAAATTTAAGACTAAATTCAAATATACCTAATGGAACTAATATAAATAATTTTGTCATATATAGAGTGAACCCAAATTCTGGTAACCAAATAATATTAGATGCTAAAAAACCAGATAACACAGCTAATGTTCCATTAACAGGTTTTATCAAACCACAACATATGTCTAAAGAATTAGAAGATAATTTTACAACTATAATTCAAAAACTTGCCGCAGAAGGCACAATATAATAATATTTATAATAAATTAAAATAAAAATGGGATATTTAAATAACCAAATTATAACAGTTGATGCTATTTTAACTAAAAAAGGTAGAGAATTACTGGCAAAAAACGATGGCTCATTCCGTATTACTCAATTCTCATTATCTGATGACGAAATTGATTACACATTATTCAACCCAAACAATCCTTCAGGCTCTGCTTATTATGGTCAAGCAATTGAAGGTATGCCTTTATTAGAAGCATTTTCTGATGAAACACAAATAATGAAGTATTTACTTACTACATTACCTCGTGGTACAGCTAAAATGCCTATTCTTAATATTGGTTATACTAATATAGTTATTAATCAAGGAGCTTCACTTGCTATTACTCCTCAAACATTAAATTATTTAGGTGGATCACAAACATATGAGGCATCAGGATATAACTTTACTATAGGTGATGTTAGAACAATGAGTGTATTTAATGGTGTAGGTATTAATACAACCCAAGCTACATCACTTAACTCAACAACAACCTTAGGAACTAATGTATCTAAAACAGTAATTGGTACTACATTAAACATGACTGGTACTACTATTAATACCTTATTTGGTTCACAAACTCAATTACAAACAATATTAACTATAGTAGGTAGAGATAGTGGAGCAAGAGTAACTATTCCAATCACTATAACAAAAGTTAGCTAATAAAATATTATAAAAAATGTCATATAAATCATTAGACCCTCAAGATTTTTTAGTTAGTGCGGATACTATAACAGCACCATGTTGGACTAATTTGTCTAATCCTTTAGTATTAATGTATACTTCTTCTACACAAACTAACGGAACATCTGGAAATTATTATATAAATGTATATAACGCTAATCCAGCAACTGATAGTTCTGCTGAGTTACAATTTAATATAGCTTACGGAAATAAATTTGGTTCAGGATCATTATTATATGACGCTGGTATAAATGGATTATCTCCTTCTAGAACAGTATATGGTCAATTTCGTAACTTAATTTATGGTGATGAGAACACTAATTTTTCATTTTCAACTGTTACTCCTAATCAACAAGACTTTTATTCTCTTACAATAGATAGAGCAAGATTTAAAGAATCATTATTCCCAGGATCATTAAATTTAACATTATATTCTGCTTCTAAAGCTATAACATTAACAGATAACAGTTTAGATACAACCACCATTACATACTGTGACGCAGGACGAGTATTCCAAATTGTATCAGGAAGTAATGGAGCTGCTATTACTACAGCAAATAGCGCTTTAGGAGCTATTAGCGCAGGTATGACTATATCTGGATCATATGGTTTATTCCTCCCAGATATTGGGACTATTATATTAAATGCAGCAGCGCTAGATTTACCTCATGCTAGTGGAGGTATATCTTTAGGTACTCAAAGAGCATCAAATACAAACAACCAGAACCCAGCGCGTTTATACTCAACAAGCTCAGCTAAAATAGGTATGACTACAGGTTCATATGTAAGTAGTTTTTCATTAAACAGTCAAGAAACAATTACTTCTGATTTTGTATTTTGTAGAGCAAGAAATGCTGAATTTAACTACACTGAAAATCCAAGTTTTATATCAGGTAGTACTGGAGCTGTATTATATGATTTATTTATCAATAGCCCAACTACTTATATTACAACAGTAGGTTTATATAATGATTCAAATGAATTACTAGCGGTAGCTAAATTATCTAAACCACTTAAAAAAGACTTTACAAAAGAAGCATTAGTACGTGTTAAATTAGACTTTTAATGAATGAGTGCTTTCAAACAATTTCTAAGCACGGATGTCATTGTATCTCCGTTAGTTGTCAACAAAAGTTTTTCTTTTGAGGGAAGCGCATCTTTTATTAACAATAATATACTAAGACTAGTAGGAGAAAATGTTAGTAAATCTTCTCCTTCTTTCTTTACATCAGCATCTACTTATGGAGATAGCAGCTCAATAAGTACTGGTAATTTATATAATTCTATAAAGCAATTATATTATACTAATTACATCCCTAATCCAATAAGTGGCTCACCTAATATTATTAATTATTTAGGCCAATTAATTGAAGACACTACTCAAACTAATATATATAGTAGATTTTATAATTATGAACAAACTAGTTTATTTCAAACTAATTCATTAACTTATACTTCTAATTATGGTTTTAATAGATACTTCCCTACAGCCTCTAATGGTAGTGTATTAGTACTAAGTATACCTAAAAATTTCTTTGGTGATTATATAAACCCAAACACATTTATATTTAGATTAACTAATAATCTTAACTATAATTTTCTAATTACAGATAATGGAGAAGGAATACTGATATCATCAGACTCTCAAGTAGGTATAATAAATTATTCTCATGGGATAATTGTGATAACAGATTTTAACACACTTACAGATATAGATAAAAGAATTTATTTAACTAATAATATTACTTGTAGTTTTCAAAGTTCAAGAACAATATATGAAACACAATATAAATGTACTATTAGACCTGAAGAATTTAACTACTCATTAAACCCATCCCTAATATCAGGCTCAACAAATGGTACAATGTATGACTTTGTAACAGGATCATATTTTTCACCTTATGTTTCAACAGTAGGATTTTATAATGAAAATCAAGAATTATTAATGGTGGCTAAATTAGGTCAACCACTACCAACAAGTAGAACAACTGATATAACAATCTTAGTTAATATAGACAAATAATGAAAAAATCTAGATTAAAACAAATTATTAGAGAAGAAATAGCTAAAACATTAAACCAAAATTCTATAGATGAAGGTTGGAAAGAAAACATTTTAGTAGGTTTAGCTTCTTTAGCTGGGTCTTTAGGTGGAATAAAAGCTCAAGATATAGCCCAAAATACTTCTACAAAAACTAAAACAGAAATTTCATCAACAAGCCCATATCCAGTTCTTATAGGATATTTAGTAGAACTAAGTAATGTTGGGGGACTAGACCAATCCCCAGATGAAATAGTAGCTATAAAAGAAGCAAGAGTATACCTTGAAAATCTTCGTGATGGTCTAACTCCTAAACCTTTATCTAAAGCTGCTAAAACAGTTTTAGATTATGCTATAAAAGAAACTAAAAGTTTAAGTGGTTTTGAATTAAAAAAATTATCTGATTTAGGTAGTGGTATAAAAACAAGAAATTATTAAAAATGGTAAATTGGTTATATAAAGGTAATAAAATTGAAAATATAGAAGATTTTGGTGAACAAACTCCATTTGGATTTGTTTATCTTATTTCTAATACTATTGATGGTAGAATATACATCGGTAAAAAATTCCTTCAACATAAAAAGACTAAAAAACTAGGTAAGAAAGCCATAGCTGAACAAACTGGTCCTGGTCGTAAGAAAACTAAAGAAGTATCATACGCCGAATCAGATTGGAAAACATATTGGGGTAGTTGTAAACCATTATTAGAAGACGTGAAACGTTTAGGTGAAGATAAATTCTATAAAGAAATACTAGATCTAGCATGGTCATCAAAACATCTATCATATCTCGAAGCTAAGTACCAATTTAAAACAGACGTCTTAGAAACAAATAGCTATAACGATAACATACAAGCAAGATATTATAGAAAAGACTTGGCAACCCCAAGTTCTATTGATATATTGTAAGTATGG